GCAGAAATGGGTCATTCATTGCGTTGTCGTATACTCGTTTTGAATAGGCTTTGATGCAGTCCTTACACTTACCATTTAAACCATCGTTGTTGGAGTTGTGCTTATAGTATTCACTCGTTGGTTTAGTTTGGTTGCAGCCCTTACAAGTTTTCATTTTTTACCTTCAGGATTTCTTTCAATTGTTCATAAACTTGAGTAGCGTTTTCACCCCAAAACATTTCACATCTCTCACCATCAAAAGGGCTTTCTTCAAAGTAAGATTGGTACTCAGACGGCTTTGCTATATGTCGATAGCAATTATTTTTAATAGGGCATCCTTCGCCCTTACACATAGTTATATCTGGCATTTGTTACCTCCGTTTGTTTTGTCATATTATACCCTTACTATTTCGTTTAAATGTCAAACTATATCCTTACTTTTCTTTAGTGTCTAAATTCAAAGTTACGTTTATTATTTTGCCTTCAATGTTCTGGTCTACTGTTTCTTTTGGCTTACCGTAAACCCTATCGAATAGTAACTCTAATAGATGTATACTTCCTCTCTCATAATCTCTCGTTGCCTTCTTTGCAATCATTGATACCCAAAAGGGCAAGTCATCATTCTTTGCCAGTTCTATTAGTTCGCTTCTGCTCTTGGTGAGGATGTTTTTGATTATCTCCTCTGTTTGCCATTTACTCAGCTTAATATTGTACTCGCTTAAGAAGATATCCTTTAATATAGTATCAACCTTTTTAGGTCTACCATTAGGATTACCTGACTGCCCTTTTTTGTATGGTATGAGATTCTCCTCGTTTGCCACTTTAACTCTCTGTTACTTCTTTGTAAGTTTGAATGTAATGTTCACCAAGTTCATACCAGTCTACCTCTCCTAATGTGGCATTGATTAAGTCACATATTAAAGCATTATTAGGGATGCGTTCTTGTAATTCATCTACTAATTCCTCAAACCAATTTTTAAGTTCCATAGATGCCTCATACAATTCACAATCATCACTACCTACTAACTCTAATGCGTGGTTTTGTAATGCCTCATCGTTATCAATGTGGAGTGCTACTAACCAAGTAGCATAATTTTTCCATCCGTTATAACTGCTCATCTGCTATCTGTATTAATTTAGTTTCAACTTTTAATTTCATCTTGGCTGGTTTAACTCCAATACCAGTGCAGATAACCTCTGAATAAGTTTCATCGATTTCCCTTAAATACAACCCATAGCAATAATCATTAGCGATTAGGTTGTTGTTCCATTTGATTAATGTTCCTGTTTCCATGTAGCAAATATAAAACTTATTTTCTTATTAAAAAATTATTTTTTCTTTTTCTTAAATATCTTCCAATCAACAAAATGGTGTATTCTATTAAATCGTATCACTGTTTTTGCATATTGTGGCCATTGGGCTTCCAACATCTTTGCCTTTAATAGTTTTTTACTTGGGTCATTACCTTTATACAGTTCATCTTGGTTGCCTCCTTTCATTTTTACTGATGTGCTAATTTTATCTGCCATATAATACACACAGCTTGTTGTTGTTCCTCCGTCGTGCAATACTTGTAAACATAAATCAACATCTTCATTATATTTCAATCTCCATCTATATGGTAGTTCGTTTTTAATAAGCATTGCTGAATATACGTGACAATTTTTTTTAAATGGGTTTTTGGGTGGTTTTACTACAAAGTTTGGCTCTTCAAAACCACTAATGTCTGTATTATGATAATTTGTATGCTGCTCAACATATTTAATCGCTGTATTAATTTGTTCCCATTTAACTCTTTTACCATTAACCCATTTTCTCCATTCTTTTATATTGTCATCAAATAGCCAATGGTATTTGTAGCCTCTCGCCTTTGCGTGTTCCCAGCAATAATTTCGTGCAGGATAACTCCCAAGACCTAAATTTGAAAATGGTAAAACTAATATTCTATGTTTACCTAATGCATTTATATATTCTTGTTCTTCTTGTGGCTCAACTGCTATTAAATAATCTAAACCATCTGCTTCAAATAATTTAGCCGTTAAAGGGTTATATGCTCTCCCTTTGCTTATTATATAGATTGGGTACTGAGATTGACTTGCCATGCCATATTGCGTTTTTCAAACTTAACATCTATATGATTTAAAAAACTTTCAGCTTCATCTGGTCCATCAAATATGAATACTACTCTTTGTAAACCTTTAGATGTGCCAATAGGGTCAAATTCTTCCATTAAATCTAAATCATTCTCATTCATGTCATTTAATTGAGAACCACTAAAAACAGCATCAACACCCCATTCAGCCAGTTCTTCAACATCCCACTCATTAGCCAACATATTCCAATCCCACTCACCGAATCCAGCGTTGTCCTTAATTATAAACTGACGTTGTTGGTCATCGGTTAAGTCTGATGCTTTAATGATTGGTGCTTCCTTTAACCCTAAATGCCTTAATGCTTTTAATCGCATATTCCCTCCAAGTACAATCATATCATCATTGACAACGATAGGTCGCAACTCAAGCATCTTTGGGAACGCTTTGATTGATTCACATAGTTTGTGAAACTTGTCATCCTTTATAACTCTCGGGTTATTAGGATTGCTCTTAATGTCTGATATTTTTACTACTTGTATATTCATCTTCTTTTCATATATGCAATGTGGGTTGCTTGTAATAGTCCTTTATATTGCTTCTTATCACCATACTCAACGTGACAATTTCTGCATAGTAGCATTAGGTTTTCAATTACATCCTTTGTCTTGCTTCCACCCATACCTCGTGCTTCGATGTGGTGAATATCCTGACCAGTGCTTCCGCATAATTCACAAGGCATCCAATCGGTTTGGTCAAAGCCCATCTCCTTCAGATAAATCTTTGTGTGTTTTTGCACTTCTTTTTCTCTTTGGTTTTATGGGTTGCTCATCGTCAGCTATCGTTGCCAACTCTTTAACTTGTTGTTCTGCTCTGATAATCATTGACAGCATTCCATCTACTACACAAGTTGAGCAAGTTGGTAAGGGCTTACCCATCTCTTTTTGGTAAATTTCTCTGAATGTCACGTTGTCAGTTGGTGTCATTCTTAATACCTGCTCCTTTTTGAATCTCTCGAAATAAGGCTTTATAACCTCAAGGACGTACATAATTTCTTCTTTTGTCATATATAACGATTTAAAATTGTTGCTGCTATTGCTGATGCCCCTGCATATAGTATACCCTCAATTGAGTGCCACCATAGTAAGCCCATCCAAAATGATAGACATAGTTCACACGAAAAAGGTTTGATGAACTTATAACCCCATTCACGGACGAATATCAGTGCTAGCGATGATATGCCTATAATTTGTATTAAAGTGTTCATTTGCTTTTTGTTTTATCTCTTTGATTACTCTCAATATCTCTTGCCTTGAGATACCAGTTATTCTACTTATTGACCTGGCACTGCGAGGTTTTATCCCTTTATCTGTATCCCCATTAGAGTAAAGTTCAAAAATCCTCGTCTCGTACCATTCAGTGTTTTTTAGTATTGCTTCAAGACTTTTATAGAAGTACTCCTTGTAATTGGTTTCTTGTTCACTCTCTATCTGTATCTCATCAGTGTCATACATTCCGATTGGTTGCTTGTATAACTTGTCAAAGTTTGTACGCTTACCATAGAATTGATTTAAGCAGATGCGTATAACAATGCCCTCCCAATAACCACTTGTGTATTTGTCCTCAATCCAACGGTCATCCTTCTCGCAAAGTATTAGAAACAACTCCTGATATAAGTCCGATGCAAGTTCTTTGGCTATCTTGACAGTAAAATCTCGTAACCATTCTGCTTGGGATAACTCGTTTATGATATCCGCCTTTTTGATATAACAAAGTTTGTTGCTTTATTCTGTTAGTTATTAACAAGTTGTTCATAGGTGATGTGAACTTTTGGTTTGTAGTCGATTGAATACACTTGCCATCCATCCTTAATGTACTTCTTTGCATAGTAGATGACTTGCTTTTCATCGTCCAAGATGATATCACTTCGCAATACTCCTTTACACAAGGTTAAGATGTAGTGACTCAATGGTGTGATTGTAGTAACTGACTTCAGGTTGGTAACCCATATCCAAAAAATCTTGGTACTGCTGACGTGAGTGGATTACCGATGAGTGGTCTCGTTCAATGAACAACCCTATCTTGGTTAGTGGTAATCTCAAGTGCCTTGAACAGACATAGCAAAATAGATGTCTTGCCCTGACGTATTCAATCTTTCTACACTTGGAGATAATCTCATCAGGCAGTATACCAGTTGCGTGGCATACCGCATCTAACACCTCTTGCATAGTTGCATTGCTCATCTTTGGCTTGAATGGTTTTGCTATTTGATTTCTTAAGCGTTTAATCTCATTCTCTAAAGCAGATATTTTAGCACTGCTTCTGTTTTTTAATTTGGTGTGTTGTGCTTTCAACACAATGTATTCGTATTCGTAGTTCATAATGCTTCTTTATATCTTGTGTACTTTCCTTCAAACGTGCAAGGTATAGTTGCACATTCACCGTGTCGGTTTTTTCTAATGATTAACTCTGCATCTAACTCTAACTCTGGTTTATCCTCCTCATAGTATGCTGGTCTAAATGGAAACATAACCACGTCTGAATCTTGCTCAATAGCACCACTCTCACGAAGGTCTGAAAGCAATGGTCTTTTATCTGACCTCTCCTCACTCTTTCTTGACAACTGTGCTAATGCTATAACCGTAATGCCTAACTCCTTTGCCATTATTTTAAGCTGACGTGATATTTCTGCTACCTCTTGTTCACGATTTTGCTTTGTACCTTTCAATAGTTGCATATAGTCTATGACTACTAAATTCAAACCGTGCTTGGCTTTGTGTAAACGTGCCTTCCCTATTAAGTCGTAAATGGTCATTGTCGCATCATCATCGACCGATAAGTCACCATTAAA